TAAGCAGTTACTTTGCCTGTCTTTTCGTCCAAAACAATATCCATATCAATGTGATTAAAAACCATAATCTGACCAGAAAGAGATCGCTTCATGTCGAGATTCTTGATCTCTCCCTCCATCACATCTAATGGTAACTGATTTTTGATATTGATTTTAATAGCCATTTTAGTTTTTTATTTCCCTAGCCAATTCTTGGATCTTCAAGATCTTTTTGAGATCTCCATCTTCTAAAGGCTTTTGGCTGAAACCTTCTAAAAGACCTAATACTTGATCTGCTTTTTGAAGCATATCTTTATCTTCTTTGAATTCTTTTGTTTCTTTTGCCTCGGATACCTGATCCTTGAGTCGACCGATTTCATCGTTCAAGTAGATTTGAAACTCAAGGTCTCCACCTACACCAGAGCCGATAAACCTAGAAAGCAATGCTTTCTGTTCTTCCAGCAAGCCAGAGTATTCTTTGTTGAATCTCTCAACAAAAGATGTGAATACAAGATTGTCAATGTGTCTAAGTTCTTTCTTTTCAACCTGCTGTGTTGCTTCGGTCATAATCTGAAGAGCATCTTCTTCGAGGAGCACTCTCTCTTTAGCAGAAAGGTCAAGGTTATTGAATACTTGGTGAAGTGTAGCTAAGTTCTTGTAGTTTGGAACAAAAGTAGTAAACACATCTTTCGAAAGCTCTTTGTTGATTCTAGAAATCATCTGGCTTTGCTCGACGAAAAGCTGCTTCTTGTTCAATACAGAATACTCAATCTTAGATTCGGAAAGGATCTTTTCGGCAATGTTCTGCTTTGTATCCTTTGTTTCTAAGATATTCTTGTAGATGCGAACTTCTCTACCCATGGTAGTATCAGTGTTGAAATGCTCTTTTACAATATTCAAGATAGTTTCTCTTCTATCTTGATCTTTTTCAACAGTAGCCTTGGTGAGTTCCCTTACAAGTGCTTCGTAAAGAAAAATAGTATTTCTTTTCTTGTTGTGTTTAATTTTCGCTGACATTCTTCTTTGTCTCCAATTCTGTAATCAATGCTTTTACTTGGTTATTGATTTCAAAGATTTTCTCTTCTTCTTTCTTATAATTAGATTCGTGTTCCTCAGAAATCCCTCTTGCCAATCTGGAAAGATCAGAGTACCCTTTATTGATATTTCTAGAGGTACTGCTGGCTAAGTTGCTTCCGGCATCTGAACTCATCTGCCTTTGCATTGCTCTCTTGCCTGAAAGGTCAGTTTTTTTCTCATACCACTTGCCCTTTGAAGCAGGAGTTGTTGTGAAGGTTTTACCCTTTACTCTCTTTTCCATTTTGTCATCTCTGTTAGCCGGTGGTACTGCTAAAAGATTTGTTTCTGGTTCTTCTGCTGCTGGCTCACCGCCACCAAGACCAAGGTCGGCTCCTTCTTCTTCTCCGCCAAGGTCCAAGCCGCCTTCTTCGCCCCCGAGGTCAGGAGCACCTTCTTCGCCTCCACCTCCAAGCAAGCCTCCGAGACCACCGCCGCCCGCTGCTGGTTCGGCTTCTGCTGCCTGATCTAACTGAGCAGTCACTATTCTGTCATGGAACATTTCTCTTTGGTTTCTCAAGAACTCTTCTTCTGAAATTGCAAAGAGATTTTCTGCAATCCATCGCTTTGAGAAAAACCCTTCTGCTGCGGCTGAAGCAACATCAAATTTAGTTCTCCACTGCTCCAAGTCTTGAAGTTCAGCAATCTTGGAAGGATTGTTCATTGAGAGCTTGAAAGAAATAAGATCGTTTTCTCTGTATCCCAAAGTGAAAAGGTGAATGATAGCAATCTTTTCCAACTCTGTAATAACAACTCTTTGTAATCTTTGGATTGTTCTCGCAAAACGAATGTCTTTTTGAGCAAGAGTTGCCTTGTCTTCATCAGCACCTTCACCACGGAAAAGGTAAGATTGTGGGACCTTAAGTGCCGAAAACAACTTGTCTTTTAGATACTTTACATCGTCGATGTCTCCAGTGTAAGTTCCTCCGGGCAGACTTTCAACTCTTGTCGACTGCCCAGCACGAGAAGGAATGAAGTAATCTTCATCAACTGACATAGGATTGTAGCGAAGATCAACACGACCAGTATCAGAATCAACAACTTGATTTCTCTTCATCGATGTCATGACCTTCTGCATATACTGTTCAACATCATTAGGAGCCATGTTTCCGACATCAACATAGAAAACTCTTCTTTCTGGTGAGCGGACAATACGATAGGCCATCATAGCATCTTCAAGAAGAGTAAGTTGCCTAAAGATCCTTCTTGCTGGATCTAAAACAGAAGTTCCATATGGTGCATACTTGTCGTTTCCAAGGATGCGGAAATGGGCAACCTGCCAGTTTTCAAATGTAAGACCAGCCGAATTCCATTGATATTGAACATAATTTGGATTTGTTTTATCTTGACCCTCTAGTCTTTCAACTTCTCTCAAGGGAAGGCTGATTACATTCTCAACACCTGTCTTTTCATCAATATCCAAATAAAGGATATAGTCTCCGTACTTACACAGAGTTCTGCACCAATTGAAAATATTGTGTTCCACATTCAATACATTGTGGAAAAGAGAATTGAGAATAATTTTGATCTCTTCGTTTTGGCAGTGAATATTGAGAAGGGGCTTCATGGGAGAGGATGTGGTCATCTCGTCAGCATAAATATCAAGGGCAGAAGCAATGATCGGCTCATATTCCATTTGATCAAAGTCAACATATCTTTGAAGCCTAGATTGATTCAGATAAACATTTGCCGCCAAATCAGAAAATGGATTGTATTCCATCTTCTTAAACTGCTTTCCAGAAGCAGAAGTAAACTTGCTAGAATACTTTTCTAGTTCCGATCTTCTATTCTGGTTTACATTTTGTGCTCTGTAATTGACAATAGGACCAGAGAAAAGTCTAGTCAACCTCTTAAAAAGAGGTGAGGCTGGATTTCTTACATTTTTACCATTTCCATTTCTTGCTGCCATCTTGCTTATCCTTTCAGAATCCAATTATATTTCATTTGTTCTTTTATTCTATCACTTGTTGCGACTGATTTATAGCCCTGTTGACCCGGAATTGTCGTGTTTAGTTCACTTTTTGATCTGGTCATTGTGCTAAGAAATGCTTTTGAGTATTCTACATCTCGCTGATTTGTTTCAAGTGCGGTGTCTCTAACCCAGCAGCCAATCGCAAAAGCCATTACAAGGTCGTCGTTATACATTCGCATTGCCTGTGGACGACCGTTCTGCCAAACAAATGTCTCTAACTCATTAAATAGTCTAGCAGAATATATTCTAACTAGTTTATTTCTAATGAATTCTTCCATTTTCGCCACAATCAAAGGTCTGGTCTTAGAGGTAGTCGAAAACCCAGCAACGGCATTTGTGCTAGTTTCTCCTATATAAGATTCGACATATTCGTGTGTAGACTTGATTGAGTAGTAAAGATTTGGATAAGCCAAGTCCCTGAGTTTATCTAAGACGGCAAAACCAACAGAGTTGTTCTCGATGACCATTAGACACTCGCCGAACTCTTTGCCTACTTCATTCAACATATTGGCGAAAAGGTCTGGTGTGATCTTTGATTTGTACTCTGCGATAATCTCCATTGTTTCCAATTTGAAAATGTGGAATACAGAACTATCTTTGTCATCTCCACGAGCAACATCGGCTACAAGAAGATAGCTTGCTCCGGGTTGGTACTCTTCCCAAATCCAAAAGTTTCTATCAAAACCTGTTTTATATTTTGGTTCTGTCAGACCTTCTTTGATTTTCGCCATATCGTCGGGGTGAATAACAGTTTCACCAGACATATTGAAGTTGCACTCATACTCTTGGGCAATCTGCCTTTGAGACATATTTCTAGTTTCTTCCTCGAACCATTCTTGGTCTCGGTCAGGATGAACATCCCAAGGAAGAACTGTTGGGAAAAAGTCGTTGTTGCCTGTTTCAGCATCAACATAGGTTTGGTGGAACCAGTTTCCTACACCATTTGGGGTAGATAGAGCGATACAACGACCCCCTGTTGACAAGGTAGGATAAAGACCTGTCCAGAGTTCATCAAGCCCTTCAACATGTGCAGCCTCGTCAATAACAAGGAGGGACAAAGCTTCGGAACGACCAGCATCGCCAGAAGTTGTAGAGGCTTTGATCTGAGAACCGTTGTTTAATTCGAATGAAGTTCTGTTATCGATAGAGATACTAGCAATCTGCATCCACTCTGGTAGGTTTTTGATGATTGCTTTTACTTTCTTGACCAAGTTTGCTGCTGTTTGGAACTTGGTAGCCATAACCAAGATGTTTTTATCTCGGTGAAAAAGCATCATCCAAGACACATAAGCAGCAGTGATGGTAGAAATACCCAACTGTCGACCCTTCAGGATAATATTGAAGCGGTGATCGTTGAAATCGGTTAGTAGTTGGGTTTGGAAATCGTAGGTCTTGAATGGTACCAAGCCTTTGATTGGGTGCGAGATCCTCGCATAGTTGTTGATAAAGAAGTTAGGATCTTTACCACACTTGACTATTTCCGCAAGGATTTCTTTTTTGGATAGTTTGTAAGCCATTTCTCACAGTGATTAGTTTTTAGCAGCCTTCAACCAGTTCTTGATGCTCTCGTTGAGATCTGCTGGCTTATCCTCTTCTAATACCCCTTGGGCACCACCGATCTTGTAGATTGAAGAAGTCTGGTACCAAGTACGGAAGTTGGACATCTTTTGAACTAAGATATCAGTTTCGCCTTCTTTTGTCAAGCGAAGATTTCCGCCTGCTGCTCCTCTGTATTCTTTCTGAATAAAAGAAATGATATCAGCAATCTTTTGATCAACCATTCCTTCGAAGTCTGGCTGTTGAACATTCTTGATAGTACACTCAGAAGAATAACTCAAGATCATCTTGTCACCTTGAAAGCGAACCTTAAAGCCGTCAACAAGTCTGCTGTCTGTTACAACATTGTCGACTTCTCTACGAAGACCAATCTTTATTGGATTGCCTTCTTCGTCAAGTGCTCCGTCATATCCTTTCTGTCCTACGATGTTCTGGATTGTCTGTACGACATCTAAAATATTAGCCATTTTTATTCCCCTTATAAAAGTTTCCTAGAAACTCTACTCTTTGGTCTAAGTCCATCCACCTTTCTTCTCTGCCTTCAACAAAATGCATATAACACTTGTAGCAGCAGTCATACTTATTCATATATACATCGTCTTTTGGACTAAATGAATACTCAAAGCAAGCCGGACAAACACGGTCTTCGTCTTTAGTAAGTAGTTTTTTTGATAGGAAAAAACCATCTTTGTTTATCTTTTCAGTATGTT